ACTACAAATTTTGTTGCACAAACCCAAGCTGCCAAGGAGTATAAGGTACGTGCTACTTTCCACAAAAACGGCAACCTCAGTGCCCTCCAGAAGCGGCTAGAAGAGGGTGTTCCCGTGCCTGTTGGGTTTCTCCATCATGGTACGCCTACGGCCCCTCGTGGGGGCGGCCACTGGGTTCTCCTGGTGGGTATGACGGATACTCATGGTATCTTTCACGATCCGTATGGGGAACTTGATAATGTCAACGGTGGCTATGTGAGTCGTGGAAGGGGCGGCAAACAGGTCAGCTACTCCTGGAAGAACTGGCTTCCACGTTGGGAGGTAGAGGGTCCCAATACTGGGTGGTTTATGGATCTTCGCAGGATCGAAGACGTTAAGCCTGCCCCCGCTGTGGTGCCATTCGAGAACAGCTTTAATGGTGTTAGGAAGGCTGCGGCTAGTCTTGGAGCCAAGTTTCCAGAGGTTGTAGCAGCACAGTGGGCACTTGAGTCCAGCTGGGGCGTCCACACGTCTGGAAAGAACAACTTTTTCGGCATTAAGGGCACTCCAGGTACCGCAAAACAAACATCGGAGTTCATCAATGGGAAGTGGATCACCATTTCCGATACCTTTAAGGACTACGAGACCCCTGTCGAATGTATTGATCACTTGATCACTCTTTGGTACAAGGACTACAAGGGGTACAAAGGCGTCAATCGTGCCTTGGATTGGAGGGAATGCTGCCACCTACTTCAGAAAGAGGGGTATGCAACAGATCCTACCTATCCATCCAAACTCATTCAAATCATCTTGGAGAATAACTGATGGCATCCATTACAACCGACGGCTCTACCAGTCCTGGAACTTTTGCTACCGAAGTTAGCACTACGGCATTTTATCTTGGAGCATCACGTTCCATTACTCTTGCGGCTACAAGTACAAACCAAGCACTGACGACAACGTGTCGTTTTGTGTCAATTAAATGTGCTGGTGGTAATCACTGTCATTATACAATTGGTGTTGGGGCTCAAACTGCGACTGCTTCGTCTCATTACCTGCGTACTGGCGAACGAATTCTACTAGCAGTTCCTCCTAATGCTAATATTGCCGCTATTCAGGGTACTGGAGCAGCAACTACTTTGTATATTTCCGAACTGACTGACTGATCATGGCTACTAGCGCATTTAACAAGTTCAATAGCTTCACCGAAGCTCTTGCTGAGAAGGTCCACAATCTCGGATCTGACACCCTTGAGGTGGCTCTGACCAACACCCTTCCGGTGGCGGGCAACACGGTGCTGGCAAACATCACTCAGATCTCCTACACCTTTCTTAATGCTCGTACCGTTACGGTGAGTGGCAGTGCTCAAACGAGTGGGGTCTATAAGCTCACCATCACGGACAAGACTCTCACCTCGACGGGTGGTTCTACTGGTCCGTTCCGGTATGTGGTGCTGTTCAACCAGACCGCAACCAACGACGAACTGATTGGTTGGTATGATTATGGTAGTTCCATTACCCTTGGCGATGGAGAATCACTTCTTCTCAACTTTGATGATGCCGCTGGTGTTCTGACGATTACCTGATACTATGACTTGCGATCTTTTTCTCATTAAGGGAAACGTTATTGAGAACATCATTTGCATTGAAAGCAAGGAACTAGCACAGGAATTGTTTCCTGGGTACCAACTGATTGAACGCACAGACGACAACAAACAGTTCAATCCTGGAGACACAATGCCATGATTCTTCTTACTTCAACATCTGATGTAATTGAGGTTATCACTGGTTCTGCTGGTACGGTTACGGTTCATGCGTCCTACGTGGACAATGCCTCTGGAACGTTTACACCTGGCAGAACCAATACCTCCATCGTCACCGCAGCCACTACTACGGTTGTACCTGCTCCTGGAGCCAGTGTTCAGCGTAACCTGCGAACAATGGTTATTGCCAATACCAGCACAACTGTTACGAATGTCATTGATATTCGACACAACAACGGTACGACTATTTCTGAGCTGTGGAATGGTACCCTTCTTCCTGGAGAATCGGTAGGTCTGACGCAGGAAGGCGAATTTCGTGCGTATTCGTCCGGCGGCATCCAAAAAACGGGCACCTTTGTTGGTCCTGTTGATGTCCAAGTCTTCACGTCAACCGGCACCTGGACAAAGCCAACCAGCTTCACTCCAATGGTGATTAACCTTGAAATGTACGGTGCTGGCGGTGGTGGAGGTGCTGGTGCTAGCTTGGCCACTGCCGTTGTTGCAAAGGGCGGCGGTGGAGGTGGTGGTGGATCCTACATCAACCACACCTTCTCTGCTTCTGATGTTGGTGCCACGGTAACGGTTACTATTGGTTCATCTGGTGCTGCTGGTTCTCCTGGCGCTGCCGGTGCGGCTGGTGGTGATGGAGGTATCGGTGGTAACACTACGTTTGGGTCGTTCTTCACTGCCTACGGTGGTGGCGGCGGTCGTGGCGGCGCCATCTCGGCTGCTGCAACAGGCGGTGGTGGAGGTGGTGGTAAGGCTGGTGCTGGCGGTACCGGTAGTACTTCTGGCGGCACTGGTGGCCTTCCTACGGCAGGTACCAACGCAATTGGTGGCCAGGGTGTAACTGGTTCTGCTGCTGTTTCTACTACCAACGTCGCAGAAGACGGTGGGGGTGGTGGTGCTGGCGAAGCAGCTACTCCAGCTGGCACTTCTAACGGTGGCGGATCCATCAACGGCGGTGGTGGTGGTGGATCAGGTGGTGGTCACACGGCTACGCCTGCTGTCACAGCTCCTGGTGCTGGTGGTCGAACCAACGTCTACACATCTGGCGGTGGTGCTGCTGCTGGCACGTCTGGTCCTGCCCCTACTGCCGGTACAAATGGTGCTAATTGCTCATCCATCGGTGGTGGTGGCGGAGGAGGCGGTGGCGGATCTACGGTCCAAGCTGCTACCGCTGGTCGGGCTGGGGGTGCTGGTGGTCAAGGTGGCGGTGGCGGTGGCGGCGGGGGTGTCGGTATGAACCCCGGTCTCGGCGGTGCTGGTGGCCTTGGTGGCACTGGTTGGTGTATCGTTTACTCCTGGTAAGGGGAGGAATGATGAGTGCCGATTTTACCAGTATGGTTTGATGATCCGTTAGAAGACTATAGTCCGATAGGGCAGTGGTTCGACGAGCAGTTCAATGCCGCTGCTGGTACAACTGTTTATCCGCTAGATGTTACGGTTGGAACGTTTACTCTTGCTGGAACAAGCACTGTCCTTCGGGCCTCCCTAACTCTTGTTAGTACTGTTGGTACGTTCTCTATTGCGGGGACAACCACAATACTATCGAAGCAGTTTACCTTGGGCACAACCCTTGGGTCATTTGCCTGGACAGGAACTTCAGCCATTCTTGGAAGGCAGTCTGCCCTAAATGTTACAACTGGATCCTTTACAGTTGGCTCGTCCACCCTTTCCAGTAACCTCTTCTTCATCCTTAATGGCCTCAATACTTCCTACAATCTTGGTAGCAGCAGTACATCGCTACTATTGACACGGCGTATTGACGGTTCAGTGCTGAATTTGTCTCTATTCCAGATACCTGCCGAGGTTATTCGCAGGTTCCCGCTGAATCTCCAGCCTTCAGCCTTCAACCTTCAGGGCACAGGTCTAGATTATTTCGCTACCAGGACACTCAACGCCGGTAGCTTGGAATTGTTGGTATATGTTCAAACAAGGGACATTGTTTACCGCCCAAATCGACAACCATTTGTGCCCACACCGGTCCCTAGAGGTCGAAATGAGTGGATTTTGGGCAAATTTACATCAGGAGGAAAGGGCTCCTTTAGAGTATGACACGCGCAACCGAAGATCAGTTCAACGAACTGCATGGATTGGTCACTAACGAGCTGATCAGCCGCATCAAAGGGGGTCTTGCAACGACGCAGGACCTCAAGGCAGCCGCCGATTGGCTGTCCAAGAACAACATTACTGGATTGGCCACGATGGGTTCTCCCCTGTCGGCACTTTTTGATTCCCTAGAATTGGAAATGGAGGACCTCGAACGTGCAATCCGGTAATAATGGGGATGGTCTCCAAGAAACAATTCGAAATCTGATTGCCACAGCGGCCCTTGGGTTGTTTGGATGGCATCTCGTGACCCTCCACAATATCGCTAAGTCGGTGGATGTGTTGGTCAATCGAGCCGACGCAGCCAACCAACGCTTGGAACGCCTGGAAAACTACGTCTTTGTAGAAGATGGCCCCAGCAAAAAGTAAGTCCGCCAAGTATTACGCAGCCAATCCTGAGGCAGCAGCTAAGAAGGCGGCCTATCAACGAAAACTGAATAAGAAACCTTCCGTCAAAAATGCCTCGGAGGAGAGGTGGACGGAACGACGGAAGCGAGGAATTGCTGGGAAGGGTGGCAAAGACCTCTCCCACACAAGAGACGGGCGTATGGTTCTCGAAAGCCCAAAACGGAACCGCGCCCGGAATGGACACAACGGCAAATCCACTAAGAAGTAACCCACACAGGATCGATGATTCTGGAAGCCCCTTCTGACTATCTCTTCCACCTAAAAGCCATGACTAGCGCAGAGGCAAAACGTCAATGGAGATCAGCCATTAAGGATCATTGGGACAACCAATGTGTCTACTGTGGCTCTTCTGACAATTTGACGCTAGATCATGTCCATCCAAAGACCCACGGCGGGCACGACACCCTAAAGAATGTTGTGCCTGCTTGCCGCAGTTGTAACCAGTCTAAAGGTTCGAACCACTGGTTAGCGTGGTGGGTCGGTCAAGACTTCTTTGACCACAAAAACTTCTCCAGGGTTCTGTCCTGGACTACCGGTTAGTACTAACTTAATTCTTTTTAGGTAAATCAAATGGCTACTCTTCCCGCAGGCGGTTCCAGCTACGGCAACATCTCGACGGCTCCTGGTCGTCAGGACGAGGACGAACTCAAGAACCGGACGCACACCACTGTTAACGTGTCGGGTGGTGTGACCACGACGACCACCGTTCCCGCTACCTTCGCTACCACCGCCACGACCGTTGCTGTTAACGGTACCGTTGCTGCCTGTAAGACCGCAATCCTTACTGTTCGTCGGACAGATCGTATTCCCTCCTCGAACAACGCAAACAAGACCGGTCGTGTAACCCGCGTTGATGTGGTTCAGGGCCGCATCCTGACCCTCAACACCCTTGTTGGTGGTACGCTTTACACCAACGGCACCTATAACGGTGTGGCCCTGACGGGTGGTACGGGTACTGGCGCAACCGCAAACATCGTTGTGTCGGGTGGTGCCGTGACGACTGTAACCCTCGTCAGCGGTGGCTCTGGTTACGACGTGACCGAAATCCTGAGCGCAGCAGCGGCTACCATTGGTGGCACCGGCTCTGGCTTCTCCATCCGCGTGGCAACCACCACCGGTCCCATCAACGCCTGAGGTATTTTTTTTAAGATGGCTCCTAAGAAACCACAGACTCGCCTTCAACAGAAGGCCAGCAAGGCCGGTCGTATTGTAACCGGCCCTAAGGGCTCTAAACCTCATTCTACCACCAACGCTGCTATCCAAAAACAGGGTAACAAGATCACTCGTGGTGGTCTTGGCAGTGGTCGCCCCTCTGGAACTGTTTCACAAACTCGTCCCAAGCCCGTTAGTACCGGTGGTGAAACTAAACCGCCTTCAAAACCAGACGGTCGCCGCCCCCGCGCCATTACTAATGGCAACAACCCCGTAATGCGCCAACTTCGAGCCAAAGCAGTCCAAACTCGTCGAGTGGCTGAAGGTAAAAGCACCGTTGCTAGTCGTAACAGAAAGGCACCTACTCCTGCCCAACGCGAACGCCTAAGCAATCTGGTTAAGCAAATGCGGGTGCCTGGCGATTCTGGCTATGTGCGGGCTGCCGAAGCTCGTGGTAAAGCTGAAGTTGCCAAAGCACAAACTCGGCGCAATGCCCGTTCCGCCATGAAGAACATGGAGGGCACGCTTAAGGCTGCTCGTATAGGCCGTAAAGTGGCTGGCCGGGCTGGTGCTCAGGCTGGTCCCGCTATCCGTAACCTGGCTCGTGGATTGGCCAGCAAAGGAGCCGCTAAAGGTGCCCTTAAGGGTGCTTTGGCTGCTGCCAACATTGGTAAATTTGCTACCCCAGTGGGGGCTGCTCTTGCGGTTGGCGAACTTGCACAGTATGGTGTTAGTAAGGAAGAAGTTAAGCGTACCAAAGCTGCTGGCACTGGTAAGCAAACTAACCTTCGGGGTGGTAAATCCGTAAAGGATACGAGCCGTAAAGCTGCTGCTGCTGCCGCTGCTGCTGGCTCCACTTCCAAGTTTAAGGGCGCTCGTGACGCAGCTGTCCGTAAAGCTGCTGCCATCAAAGGAAGCCCTGTTGTTGGTTCTGGTAAAGCCAAATCAGCATCTGGTTCTTCGGCATCCAACTTTGATTCCTCCTTTGCTGCTGCCCGTAAGGCTGGCAAGAGCACCTTCACTTGGAAAGGTAAAAAGTATACTACCAAGATGAAGTAAGATGCCCCTTTCTCGTGGATCTTCAAAGAAGACGGTCTCCAAAAACATCTCCAAGATGGTAAAGGAGGGTCGTCCCCAAAAGCAGGCCATTGCGATTGCCCTTTCCAAAGCTGGGAAGAGTCAGAAGCGTAAATAGCCACCATCGGGGTCTAGGAGCTTCTCCTTGGCCCCTTTATCCCCTTACAGGTACATTCTATCGTGGATCAAAAAACAGCGGCCTTAGAGGAGCGTCTACGGGCTAGTTTCCCTTTGTTTCTGTCTCTTGTATGGAAGTCGCTAGACCTGCCTCGTCCAACAAGAGCACAGATCGCCATTGCGGATTATCTTCAAGGCGGCCCAAAGCGTCTCCAGATCCAAGCATTTCGGGGACTAGGAAAGAGCTGGATTGCTGCTGCCTTTACCCTGTGGATCCTGTTTCGGGACCGCGACAAGAAGATCATGGTGGTGTCGGCCAGCAAGCAACGTGCCGACGACTTTACCATCTTCTGCCAAAAGTGCCTCATTGAAATCCCCTGGCTCAACCACCTGACCCCACAGGACGATGACCAGCGGTGGAGCCGAGTATCGTTTGATGTTCGTGGGTGTCGGCCTGCTCAGTCACCGTCAGTAAAGAGCGTTGGAATAACCGGACAATTAACGGGAAGCCGGGCTGACCTGATCATCTTTGATGACGTGGAAGTCCCAAGCAACTCCGCCACCGACCTCATGCGAGAGAAGCTGATTCAGCTCGTGACGGAGGGTGAGTCCGTGCTGACCCCTAAGCAGGACAGCCGTATCGTGTTTCTTGGAACACCGCAGACTACCTTCACCATCTACCGGACGCTGCGGGAACGCAACTACCAACCAATGGTCTGGCCTGCTCGCTATCCAAAGTCCCTTGTCGGATACGAGGACGTGCTGGCCAAGGACCTCCAAGACGACATCAACCGTGAGGGCCTGGACAAGCTTTCCTGGACCCCCACGGATACCCGCTTCTCCGAGATCAACCTCTTGGAGAGGGAACAAAGCATGAGCCGAAGCAACTTTATGCTTCAATTTATGCTGGATACCAGCCTGAGTGACGCCCTCAAGTTCCCCCTAAAGCTCAGTGACTTCTCCGTGCTGCCACTAGACCCACAAAAGGGACCATCGGATGTGATCTGGGGTTCTGACAAGGAGACCCTTCTCGATCTTCCCGCCGTTGCTCTTCCCGGTGATCGGTGGCATAGGCCAAAGGCTGTCTCAGAATACATCCCCTGGAACGACACCATCACGGCAGTGGACCCCTCTGGTCGGGGTAAGGACGAAACCGTCTCCATCATCCTGTCACAGATCAACGGCTACCTCTTCATCCGAGACATCTTTGCTACACAGGATGGGTACTCGGATGCTACCCTAAGGGAGATCCTTAGACGCAGCCGCCAATACGGCAGTAAGATGTGTCTCATCGAATCCAACTTTGGTGACGGTGCCATCATGGAACTCCTAAAGAAACACGCCCAAGAAATGAAGGTTGGGATGGCGTTTGAGGAATCACGCGCCACCACAAGAAAGGAAGACCGCATCATCGATACCCTGGAGCCGGTCCTTAATCAGCATCGACTGATCATTGACCAACGCCTCATTGACTGGGACTACCGCAGCAACCCCGAGCAGGCACCCGAAGAACGCCTTCCACGGATGCTGATGTACCAGCTGACCCGCATGTGTCGGGAGAAGGGGGCCGTCCGCCACGACGACAGGATTGACGCACTTGCCCTTGGGGTTAAACACTTTCAGGATGTCCTTGCTATCTCCGCAAAGGAGGCCCATATCCAGAACAAACGACACGAATGGAACACCATGATTGACGCCTTTTTGGAACAGCCGACCCTTGCCACCGACATGCTCGTTGCCGGAAAGAGCTTTTCGGACCTCTCCACAGATGATATTCTCTTGGACTCCG